GTTGATTTAATGCGAGCATCAATGCGCTCGAAATATTCGTCAGAGCGAGGGTCAACCCCCGAGTTCACTAGTTTTTGATGCAGCCCTAGAGAAAAGCTGGTTAGTTCTTCATACCCCGACTGACCAAACCACTGGTTTCTTGCCTGCCAGCGCAGGGTTTTATCGTCGATCTCTTGTCGGGGTGGAGGAGATGACCTGATTTGTACATCAATATCATCTTGTTGTAAAGGGGTAGGTCTAAAGTTTTTTGCCGCTTCTACACGCATCTTAGCGTCTGTCATGGCTTCTTGTGCATCTAACAGGGCGTCAGAATCGCCTGCTTCGTACGCTTCTTTATACTTACGCTTGGCATTTTCAAGCTCAGCATGGGTTGCTGCCTTGATTGTCTCTGAATACGTCTGTTCACCATGGCTAACGTGCTGTTTGAGACGCTTATTCTCATCAATAATGTGCTGAGTAATGCGTTCCAACTCTACTTTTTCACGTGCAAGGGCTTCTTTGGCACGGCGCTCGTCATGACGGGCGTGTGTTAGCTCTTTAATACGCTTTTTAACGCCATCAGTGTACGAATCGAGTTCATCATCAGACGGGTCTTCCACATCACGACCCAAAGCCTTGCGGCCACGGTCTTCTTGGGGGGTGTCGTCAACGATTTCTATCTCAATTTCAGTGTTTTCGTTGTCTTTTCCTGCGGAAGTGTCTTCAACTTCGTCAGGAAACTTGTACGGTTCAGCCATTTTCTTCCTTTCAAGCGCGGGTTAAGCCGCGAGGGTCTTGCACAACAGCATCAACTTGGTCGTCGTTGATGAGACGGAACTCTTTGCCAAAGATTTTGAATCTTGTGCCGGAGTAAGTACGTACTAACACAAAGTCGCCTTCTTTACACCATGCTCCGTTAGGAAACTTGGTGGTGTCGTTGTACGCATCGGGGCCAACTTTCAAAACAAACAACACAGTGGTTGCTGTTTCTTCTTGGCGCATGCTTTCAATCGGTCGGACTAAGTCCAGACTTGTACCGTCAACTCGTTCAGAGATGTCAGGCACTGCGCAAAGAATCTTCCAACCTGTTGGGATTGGGAGTTGCGTAGCCTTCTGCTCGTCGTTAGCTTCAGTTTCAGGGGCATCCAAAGGTTGGATGGGTTCAGGCAGTGCAAAAGCACCGGGGGAAAGATCAAGATCACTCATCGGATTGTTCAACTTTCTGTGCAAGGTCAAGTAGGTAACGCTCTGCAAGGGCTAGACCCTGAATAATCCCGCAGAGTTTTTGATATTCCTCGAATGTTCGACACCCACCACCTGACAAATCGTCAGCGTAGTTGTTCATGTCAGTGCGTATTTTTTCGCGCAATACGCGTGCGAATTCTTGGATCATGATCTTGGTTTGTTTTGGTTGCTACTATTTTGGAGCGCAGTAGTACGCGCTTGTAAATCCATCTGAGCCTTGTTCTTTGCAATGTCAGCGCCCATCTGGACACCGGCACGTTCTTGTTCAAACTGAACTTTGGCTTGAGACTCTTTGATCTGCGCACCCACTTTGAGGGCGTCGAGTTCCAAACGGCCACTGACTTTTTGCTCTTCCAACTCTTGTTTGTCGGCAGCGGCAGCAACGTCGGCAACCATCTTTTGTTTCTTCAACTCTAGCTCTTGCGCTTTGAGTTGCAACTCTTGCATCTGCATCTGAACCACAGGGTCTTGCGCCTGCTGTTGTGCTTGCATCTGCGCGGCCTTGGCTTGATCTTGTTGCAATACTTGATTGGCGGCTTGCGCCATCATTGCTGACAGAGCCAACTCCACATCTGGTGGTAACTTCTCGTCTTCGGGTGGCAGTGGCATACCAAGTTGTTGCTCAATCTTCTGACGCATCATGTAGCCAACGTGTTCTGCAACGTGTGCAGTCAGTGCGGCTTGAATGGCGGGAGCGCGTGGGTTCTGGCCAATGAACTGCTGAATCAACGGGTCTTGCAACAACATCATATGCACTTGGATATGCGACTGATGATCTTGGTACATGAACGCCTTGAGTGGTTTGCCTTTGAGCACGTTCTGGTTTTCCGTCACGGGATCGACAGGCTTCTGGTCTTCTTCCAGCGGCACTAATTTAGCTGCGTTTTTAATACCTAACACCTCCAACATACTGCGGTGCAGTTGTGGTAAGTCATAGATGTCAGGCGCCATCTGCGCCATCTGAATCACAGCTTGGTACTGTACAACACGTTGACTCATGGTCGCAGCGTTGGGATCAGACACAGGAATCACATCTACGTGGTTGTAGTCAGACTGTTTGGCACGGGGGCCTTTTGAACCTTCTGGCTCATACAAGTAGTCAGTGTCAGAGTAATCACGGATGATGTTCTTGAGCAGACCCAACTCTTGCTTCAACGCAAAGTGCACACGAGCCTGCACCGCAGTCATCACCTTTAGCTGACGCTCTAACAGTGCCAGCGTTGTACCGACAGGAGCGTTACCACTCATGTCAGATACTTTCATATCAGCAGTGGCGGCAAACCTGCGGCCTTCTTCCACAATGTTTTGAAGCAATGTGTACAAAGTCTGGCTAGGTTCCTTGTATGGCAGGGGCAGGATATTGTCACGTATCGTGCCAGAGCCTACATCGACGTCTCGGAATTCACCCGGTGCGATGGGGGTGTCGTCTCCCTTGATGCGCAGGCCGCGTGTCTTAAGTCCACCGGGCAAGTTGGCAAGTGTTCCGGCATCGATGAGTTGCCGCATGAGAGAGGTAGCGGATTTAGCAAAGCCCCCGATAAGATGGAAAAGCCCGAAGCCGTAAGCTCCAAAACCCGGGATATATTGGTAGTGCACAAAGTGCTGACGCTTGAGTTTAAGTGGGTCATCTTCGTTCCAATTACGGCGAATAGCCAACACATCGTTGGTGCCTTTAATCAACGTAACCACGTACGGCAACATGATGCCGGTCTTCTCACCATCTTCTTCATCCTCAAAGCCTTTGAGGTCTAGGTCAACGTGGCACTCGTACAGTGTGTAACGATCATCGTTAAGGTCACTGAAACCCGTCTCTTTGTCTTTGGCTTTCTGAATGTCGCTGATGGATTTATCAGGTTCAGACAACTCAATGTCACGGTAGAAGCCCGCTTGTTGTAGTTTGAGAATTTCATTCTTTGTCTTGCGCATCACGTGTGTAATGCGATAGCACGTATCCATCTCTGTTGTGCCGTACGGCAAAACAATGTCTTCGGCTGGAATGAAGATCGATACTTGACGTCCCAAATTGGGATCGTAGTACACCTTCTTGAACGCTGAACCTGTGGCTGGCAGTGACCACAACATGCGCTCATGCTCTGGACGGAACTCAACCATCTTCTCTGTCAACTGATAATTCATATCATCTTGAACACGAGTGGCCGCTTCTTTCTTCTCAGGTGTTTCTTTGCCAATGATCTTGGTGCGCACTGGGCCTTGTGCGGGGAACGTCTCAGTGATTGTCTCAGCTTGGAACCTGACAACTGCTTCTGTAATCATGGGGTGAAATACACCTGACGCGCCGTTCCAAGGTTCTGTGCGCTCTTCGATCTGCAAGCCTAGAAGTTTTAAACCTTCTGTATAGGCTTTCTCCCAATCCTTGCGGCTGTTCTTATCGTTGTCAATGTCAGAGCACAACTCACTTGCCATGGACTGCAGTTCACCCGCACCCACTTCTTCGGCCAAGTTATCAGAGAAGGTATCGTCATCCCCCTCACCGATGCTGATCTCCATGTCACCGGCACGAATGTTGACTTCTTCAGGGTCAACGATCTCAATTTCAATCGCATCTTCGTTTTGCGCTAATGCGTCAATCCCCGTGGGTTGTTGGTACAGTGCTTTGTCGATGTTAGTAGCCATCTTTGATCCTTAGTAATACGCCGCTTTACGGGGTATTGAGTAAATGTCATCTTTTTCGTCGCTGTCCAAGCTGATGAACCCACCATTCCTGAACCGAGCTAACGCCATACTTGTGCAGTCAACCATGTCATCATGATCTGACGCGGGGAACGCAGCCACCTGCTCCACAACT